GATTAACACCACTAACTGCTCTTTTTGCCGTTCCATTTAACGTCATAGAAGTTGCAGATTCAATAGATGCAATTTTTGTTACCAATGCACCAGCACCATTTGCACCACCTAAAGTTGTCATTGCGGTTGGGGTAGTTTCATTACCAGCACCATAAACTGTAACTGTTTGTCCTACTTCAAATTCTAAGAAATTAGTGTTTGTACCTGTTACCGTTCCAGAACCATTGGACATTGCAACCGTTCCATCACGAAATGGTGGTAATGTTTTAGATGCAAAAGGAAGAACCTTTGTGGTTGGATAACCAGTATTCATAGTTCTAATCTGACAGGTTACAGGAATATTTTCATCCTTCTGTGAGAAGAATACGTCTACTTTAGTAAGGTATTCCCCACCCTCTGCTTGAGGCATAACTGATTGTGCTAGCGGATCCCACCATCCAGTGACCGCATCTCTGGTAGAGGTATCAGTAGTCGTGCGAGTATCATTGACAGATGTTCTAATAACATCTGCATTTCTAGTTGCGATAATTGTTTCTTGCAACGTAGTCAAGATACCAGTTGCAGAATATGTTGCCTGTGCAAATGATTCTGGTTCTGGGTCAGTTGAGTTGGTTGGGGATGTTGTAAGTCTAAACACCCTCTCACCAGTTCTAAATCTAACATTACCTCTTCTATTTGGATTCGGAATTGCAAACACCCCAGAGATTGCACCAGCAGCACTTGTTACCAAGTTCCCACCAAGTGAACCACCAGTTGGTGTTACAAACTGAGCTACATTTTGTTTATCAAAGAAAGGATAAACTCTCATGAGAGGTTTCATTCCTGTCACTGTAAACGAAACATTTCTTGCACGAATGAAGGGAATAAGTGCTCTTGATACTACTCTATCACCTTGCGACTCTCTGTCGATACGAGGAACAACTCTTGTGTTAATACCACTTCTAGAGCGTCTAGTAGTAGTCGTTGTAGTTGTTCTTGTAATAACCGCACGACCAGGCACAGAACGTGATGCAGCAGATGAGAAAGAATGGTCACGAAATGTTCTGGAAGAAGTTGATGTACCAGACCATTGTGTTTGCCATGCGTTCCAAACTGTACCAATCGAATTTCTGTTTTGTGCAAGAATGGTATTGAAGTTACCTTCACGATTGATAATCAGTGCAGGCGTTCTTTCGGTTTCAAACCATTCGTCACCAGATGGAGAAAGTTTACAAATACCTGTCCAAGTAAAATTTAGAACAGGGTTAAGGTTTTCAACTCTACTTGCATATCCATTTTGTGCAACAACCACATGAGTATATGGAAGAGTAATCATATCTCCTGTTTTCTGATAATTGTCATTTGTTCTTTGTGCATCAGTGGTATTTTCTTCTGAAAGAGAAATGCCCTTCATCTTATGCATAGGACGAAGTTCACCTTCTTCCATATCCATAGAAACCCTATAGTCTGGATGTTGTACGTCACCAGTAGAGTGACCTTTAAAGTTGTCTACGAGGAAACCAGATTTGAATCTATTCAATCCATTTGCGTCAAGAATTTCTAATGACTGTGCTTCTTGTTCTAATAAGTTTAATGCAGTGTAGTATTCAACATTCTCAATACGTTGTTCAAGTTTACCAATGTCACGCATTGTATATCTGCGATTATCTTCTTTGGCAGTTCTTGCATCGTCAATATCTAGCATATAAGCAGGGAATGTAAACTCTGCAATCTTCATTGCATTTTCAATTGTCTTTGGTTCTTCTGGTTCTTCTGCTGGAGTACCAGATGAAATTTTAAATTCACCTTTTTGCGTTAAGAAAAGAACATCAACACGACCAAGGAAAAATTCAAAATCATATGCAATGTTAGAGTTATCTTTTGGTATCAGAACATTATGACCACCTGTTCCAGTGAAGGAACGTGAACCAAAGTTAAAGGACATGGATGTGACCTTCTTGGTTGCGATACCTTGACCACTTGTTGCCGAGGTCATGGTTGCATCAGCAACTCTTGGTCTGAAGTCAATTGAATTTCTTAGGTCAAATTCACCAGAGGGTTCACGAACCTCTGGGTCAACTCTTGTTGCAGTATAGGTTGGGATTTCTTTATAGTCTACTCCACTATAAGAGTCAACAGTAAAGAAGTCACCAGCACCATGTTCAAAGTAATTGTAAACAACTGTCAGTCTACCTGTAGGTGCGACTGCGTTACCTTTTCTTACAATTCTTGCAATGTCATAAAAGTTATCTCTTTGTCCTGTATCAAGAACATATCTTTCTGTAATATTTTTAGAACCTTCTGTCAATACATCAATTGTTGCAAATGCACTTGAAGTTTGACCAGTGACCCTTTCGCCAGATTGAAATTCTCTATTGTTTTGTGTGACATAAGTTAAAACACTTGAGCCAGGAATTACAATTGCCCTTGCACCAGTTGTTGCACCAACAATTACCTCACCCTTAGTAAAGACACCAGACAATCCAGTAAATGTAAATTGTGGAATGACTGCATCAGCAGTTGCATCCTCTGAGTCAAAGACTGCCCAAAGTTTATATGCGTCTGCAACACCAAGTGAAACATCTTTGTGATGTGCAGATGTACCATATTCAGCAGCACCAGCAACTCCATCATTATCAACAACACAAACGGAAGCAAGTTGTGCAGTCTTTGGAATTTGGTTTGATGCAGTTCTTGTTACCGTGGTTGTTACCTTACACTTAATGTTTGCAGCAGGAAACGCATTTGTATTTGTAATCGTAAGAGTATTACCAGATGCGTTGAATGTTGTGTTAGATGAGTTCATATTAATGACATCACCAGCTGCAGCACCAGAACCACTGTTTGCAAGAACTGATACTACGAAATCTGTATTTGAGTTTGCTGCAAATGTTTCATTTGTATCAGCAGTAACAATCAACTGTCCACTAGAAGTAGAGTTAACTACAAACTGTCTACGAACTGTAATCGCAGTAACAGATGCATTACCATTACTATCAGTCTTCAGTGTTTTGATATGATTTTTTCTTAACTTTCTAAGAAGAATGTTTTTGTTTTGGTCTTGAAGGTTTACACGTTTTCTAGTTGCAGGCACAGTTGTTGTTGCAACGCCAGGCGCAACGGTAACTGCAAGAGTGTCATCATCAGTAATAGATGCGATAATTCTATCACCCACACCAGCAATGTTAATAACATCACCGGCACGAAGTTCAGAGACAAATCTAGTTCCGAAACCAGATACAGTTGTACCAGAACCAGCAGTTGAAACCGTACCACTTAGTGAGAACGATGTATCAAGAACTGTGTCAGCAGAAAAGTCTTGTCCACTGTCTGGGTCATCCATGAATACTTGTTTAACTTTATCAAATGTATTAATAATAATTGTATTGATTGTCAAGTCTACATTTGAACTATTTTCAAGAATTTCATCAGTTTCAGCAGATGATGTTGAAATAAGTTTTTCACCTGTGTTAAAAGAACCAACAACATTAATTAATTCAATTTCAGTGCTGTTTGCATAATGGATAAATCCACTTGCACCAGATGTTGCACCAGTAACTTTTGCGCCCACCGTAGCACCAGCAGATGGAGTACCAGACATTGTAAGTTTGGTAATCATACGAATGTCAAAGAGGTAAAGATTAAACTGGGCAGTCGTTGCAGATGCACCAGATACTAATGGAGCGCTAGTACCATCTGTACCAGAACGATGTTCAAATGCTCTTGCCCTTGCGACACCAATCTCACTACCAGCAGCCTGTCCTCTTGTTGCAGTTGCGGTATCTCTTAGTGAAATCTTTTTGTATGGGTCAGTAATCTCACCAGAAACGAAAGGTGATAAATCAGGCGAACCGTATACTTTAGTTACCTTTGTAAAGTTACCAACCTCAGCAGGAGTGATTGCACCCTTGAATTCTTCAGTGGTTCTTGGTTTTGCAATGTCAAGAAATGTTGGTGCAGAAGTTTCAATCTCATATCCACGAACATATGCTTTGCCGGGCGAAATCTGAATTGCCATCAAACCTTCATTAGTAGTTGCACCTTGGTCAGTTGTTGTTCCAGATGCATAGACACCTTCATTTAAACCATCATCAAGTGACTCTCGTATATCCACACCAAATGGACGGACAGAATAATCACCAGATTCATCAAATGTTCTTCTTGCAAGAGTTTCACCTAGAACAGAGTATTCTGTATTTCTTGTTTTTTCCTCAACAACACCATTTTTAACACGAAGGATTTCAATAAAGTCTTCATCTTCAGCAGAACCAATTGGAAGTTTTGCAAGGGTAAGTGTAACCTTTAGACGATGAGCACCTTTTGCATTTACGTTAGAAGAACCTTGTGCGTTATCCAAAAGAGATGAATCTACCTCTGGGGTTTGTAAAGTTTCTGAAATTGAAAGACCAATTCGATATGATGGAGTATTAGTATATTTGTCAAGAACAATTCTTTGTGCAGTTACACGAACAAACTGTCCACGAACAAAGTACACACCTTCTTCTACGTTTGCAGCAGAACCAGTTGCAGTTGCAGAGGTTGCCTGCAATGTTGCAGAAGATGAGTTTGCAACTATACCACCAACAACACCATTTGCTTGAATGTTTTCATTATCAGAAAATACTGTTGAGACATTATCTGAACCAGTTGCAGTATATTTCACATAAAGAGTAAGAGGGTCAGTAGTCGTTGCAAGTTCATAACCTACAACGGTTGCTTTCACACCAGATGTCGCACCAGTGATTGTCTTACCCACATAGTCTGCGGCATAACCAGATACAGGGTTTGAATTGAATGTTGACTGAAGTTTGACAGCATAGTATTCGTTAGTAAAACCAGATTGGCCTGGAATTACCATTGCACCTTCTTTAAACATATGCGTACCAAACTTTTCAATTTGGTTTTGCAGTATGGATTGAAGTTGGGTTAGTTCTCTTGCTTGTACGGCAAAGCCTGGACGAAAGAGAACACGATGAAAATCATCTATGGTGTCAAAGTCATCGTAATACGGCGACACATTCAAATCGGTTTTTTGCATATCTTAATATTCCACTACTACTTTGATGTCTTCTGTTTGGTCTGATGCTCTTGAGATTGCCCTTCTATTTTCTACATAGATTACTTCACCACTGTCTCTGTCGAGTTCTGGTGATGCGTAACCACCAGTGAACACAACACCATTAACTGTCGCAGATATTGAAGTGTCTACACTATAACTTGCACTTGAAGATGAACCAGTTACCGCAGCATTCGTAGAAAATGCAGTAAGGTTTCCATCAGTATCAAGTCCGTATGAAGAATATTTTTCTTGAACATAATACAGAATTTTATTAGTTGCATCGAATTCAATCACACGACCTTGAGCACCAGTTGTTGCCTGTGTGATAAGTTCATCTGCTTGATAGTTAGTTCCAATTGAACCACTAACAATTAACGCATTAGTTGTTCTTGCAGTTGCAATAGAAGCTGCAGAACCACCAGCGGTTGGGTTTCTTAAAATACCTATTCTTCTAAAATCATTTAATTGCGTTGCATCTGAATCTGAAGGTTCAAACTTTCCTTGAACCATCACAAAATGAGCACCAAGTTCAACAACGTCATCTGTACCATGACCACCAGTGGGTTCT